CGGCTCTTAGCGAGCGGTGTGACGTGGGGTCTTTACCCGAGAGTTTATAGTTATGTTCAGCGATAAACTCACAAATGAAGCTGATACTCCTATATAATCCTATTGACAAGGTTTGTCAATAGTGTATAACAAATTAAATTAACGAAAGGTAAAAAAATGGAAAAACAAAAAAGAATAACACTTAACGCTGACAAGCGTAAAGTGATTGCTGATGTCTTTCAAGATCATTTTGAAAGCAATTCAAAATATCATAAAGCATGGCAAGACGCAAAAGACAATTACAATGGTATGCGAACTATTGCAAAAACTAAAATGGAAGTCTTGATTAGAAAACATCAACCTCAAGAAGATGTTGATACAATTAGAGCCATGAATAATAAGTATGGCTCAAGTGGTGGCGAACTATACCATGATGATTGTTTCTATGTTTCAAACGAAGTGCCAAAGATTGTAACTGATTATGATGGCAATAAAAGAGAAGAACATGATGATGTTCATATCAAGTTTGGCGACATGGACAAAGACTTTCTGACTTCATGGTATCGTGAAGAAATTAGAGCAAAAGGTATTGACGCTGATTATGATGTAAGACTTGGCGACAATTACGAAAAAAGAAATCCAACTTATTATAATTCAGAAAGTGCAGTAAATAAATTTTTGGGTTTTGGTAGTCGTAATGATGTAAGTAAAACTCAAATGTTTCCTAAAGACGAGTGGGATAATGATTTTAA